GTCAAACTTTTCAAAGTCTCCAGCGATACATCGTTCAGTTCCGAATTGAGTGATATAGCGATAAATGTCGCCCCACTCTTTAGATTGAGCGATGGTACCTGGACCAGATTCAAAAGCAAAACGATTATTTTGCAACAATCGTACAAGGGAAAGATAATACTTTCTGACAACAATTGAATAATCAACAGGAGCACCTGTGAAAACTCGAGTTTTTCCCATCTTCGCTTTCTTAAAAGAAACTGGTTCATCTTTAAGGTGTGCACAAAAATTTGGTAAACACCTTTTTCCAGCGGCGTATGTTTTGATCATGGAAGAAACTCGTTCCATTATCTCTTCATTGAATTCCACTGGGTTTTGCATCCCATGTTGGGGTGCAATATCCTCGAGAAATTTCTTCTTAGAACATTTCCAAGGATTACCAGCGCTCGTCGCGCGCGGCATAGCATCAACATAAGCGACACCTTGAGCTCCATTCACAGCTGTGAAGGTATCATAAACGCAAAGTTCATCTAACTGATCTTTAGGAATAAGATTCAAAATATCCTTTAAAAAAGATTTTGAAACTTCTTCCAATACATCATGTCGAAACAATCGGGGAGGATCAACCATCCCTTGCAAAGCCAAACGCTTTGGTACCCACCCTTTCAAAACAGGCTTGGTATGTGTTTCCACAAAACCATGTTTTGATAGGTAAGGGGCGAGAGGAGACGGAGCAACAGTAGTTTTTGGTTGGTTACGAAAACCAACGAAAGAACCAAATGCTTCTACTGATCCTTGTTCTTCTATAAATCGAAGAGGAGATTTCTCGTGAAGAGCTCCCAACGTCATTGGAGCACTTTTAGAAGATAATTGAGGCGAACCCGCTTCAATGAGCTCGTTCTTAATCAACATCTTCACGAAAGATTGAGATACTGGTAAGGCTACAACTTCATTCGTCTTTGGTCTACCAGCAACATGAACTCCCACTATAACATCACCTTGGGGAGTATTAACAATATAAGGTTTGCCACAATCGCCATGTACTGTTGGAACATTTGTTTGTCCAAACCAATATGTTTCAAAGGACGGAGCAACAGTTAGACCTAGTTCCGTTCTATAAAACATGTCAGATTGGATATAATCAGAACATCCAACTATTTTACCTGGAGCACGAACACTAAACTTCTTCATTGCGAAGTAGTCAGAAATATCAGCTACAGGTGGTAATTGAGGCAAAGTGAGTACAGCCAAGTCGTATTGCGCAAAACGCTTGACCTGACTTTGAGTCACCAAAAAATGTCGATCAGATGATACACCACTAGAAGAAAAACTCTCGGAAGTGGTAACATGAATCATGAAATCACATTCTGGTATTGTATGATTATTTGCCAAAAACACATGGCCGCGAAGGCCTAACATATGAGCACCTTCTCCTACAGCTTCATGTGCAGGCGCGCCAATGTTTGTTTGACAATAAATTTTACGAACATTACGTTGGACCTTCTTAAGAAGCCCATCATTTTGCATACATTTATTTTTAATTGGAATATCAAGATTCGAAGTATCAAAATTTTTCCGATACCAAACATTTTCACGTTCTTTTTGGTGAGGTTTAGGGGTGGAACCCGCACTACCTTGAAGATTATACACCTTCTTACCCAATTTAAAAATTCCAAGACCTGCGAACAAAATCGCTGCCATGGAAGCAAAAGCAATTGGATAACCAATTTTTTGTTGAACGCGGAAACCTATCTCTTCAAACGTCTTACGAGAAGGTTTCAAAATATTAAAATAGTTTAGAATTCGTTGTTTACAAGAAAAGAAAAGGTTTTTTCCACACATAATATATTTATACACAGTATAGCGGGAAAACCATTTCAAATATATAGACATACACTGATCCAACAGTACAATACACATCAATAAACAGGTAAAAAATACAGAAAATTCAGTAGCAATACTTAGAATAGATGCAGATTGAATTTCAGTGCAAGAGCACAAATTCACAGGCAAATCACATTCTTTGCAAACACTGACCTGCTTGTAGGAATCAACAGTTTCTTGCATCTTTGACTGTTGATTCTCATGAGCTCGGACAGTGGTAGAATACCACTGTAGAAATTCTTTTAATTCAACATCTTTTAGAACATTGCGAAAAGTAGCGGGCAAAGGAGTACCCTCACGAATTTTAGAGGGAACCACTTCATCAACAGTCCAGAGCCATAAATCTGAAAATTCTCCGATAACAGCAGGTGTTTTTGAAGAATCTAAACGACCGTCTTCTCGAGAATATTCCTCCTTCACAACAGGAGTAATGACAAATGGAAAACGTCGTTGAACAGCACTAGGATGTTGAAAATAATATTGGGCATTCATCGATTTAACATTCGAAGAAGCCAAAACAAGTTTAGGGCGACATGGAGTTCTTCCTTTATCTTCTAGAGCTGCCTGATTAGGCACAAAGGGAACACCATTCACGACTTGAATCACTTCTTCAATCGTCTTATCAACACCCTGGGAAGCAGTGGGTCGCAATAAACCAATATCGTCTAATTGCACGCACCACATATGACTACGGAAACCATCCCAATAATCTGATGCGGCGTTGCGAGTGTAACGATAATTATCACCACTTTGCAAATTTAATAATTTAGCATGATAAACATATAACATCTCCATAATTGAAGATTTTCCAATTCCAGATTCTCCGAAAACGAGAACTGAAAAAGGAGGTTTACGAGACTCAGCAGCTTTTTGAGCTGTGAGACATTCACCTTGAATAGTTTTAAGATCATTCAGTAATGAACCAACAATTTTGCGTTCAATTTTTCCTACAGATTCAGCATAACGAAACATGCTTTCTCCTTCTTCAATAGTATCGCGCAATCTGAGCAAAAAATCATACTCAGAAAAACCATGTGGTTCAGGATTGCTCAGAAATTTAGATTGACGCTTCAACAATTCTGCATTATCATAAAAACGAGCATAAGTTTTTCCTGAATGGAAAATGCAATTAATATCACCAGTCTGATAGACTTGATAGCCACGCTCTAACAAAAATAAGAGTGTATCAATCAAGGTGTGAATAAAATCAACACCATGATGATATTTCTTGCGAATGGCAATTTGTTCAACTTTCGAATAATTCAATTTATCGAACGTCATGCCAATTCCTTTAAATAAAGAAAGACTAAGAGCAAACATGAAAAACTTGTATAACTTATCAAATAAATAACTCTTCTTCAAATCTTCATAAGCAGTCAATAAGTTTCGTGCACCATTCAACCATTCAGTCGATTGGGTTTGGAAACAATTCATCTCAAGTACAGATTCAAATTTGTCTTCTAAAAGTTGCAAAGCTTTCAAAGACATAGCACCTGAACCAAAACGAGATTTGCAAAAGGCAGCAATGGCTGCAGCAGAGGCGTACTTATCTGAACTTCGAAGTACGCCAGTAGCCAAGAAAAGAACATCTTCAAGGCACGATAAGATCCATTCTCTATCAACAGATTGGAAATTCATTGATCCAATTAAGGATTGTAATTCATGTTCAGCAAAATGTGTGGATTGCATCTCAAGAGTTTGTGAGCTTTGAAGCTCAAAATCTTTTGAAGCACCGCACAAGCACCCAGATGGCACTTGGAAACATTCTGAACAAAAAATATTAACATCGCATTCATCTTGATCAGTCAAAACGACGCGAGCTAATTGGTTTCGCATTTGACGCGTGGTGGCACGTTCTAATGCGGGATACTCATCAATATCAAGTAGTTCACGTTCACGACGATTTTGTCGTGTTCGTGTGAGCATAGCTTCTCTGATTTGACGATGAGATCGTCTAATCTGATTGGCAAGATTAGTGTCATAAACA